CCCAGACCTGTGCGATCATTGAACGCGGAGCCGTAGTTAAGTCGGTTATAACGCCGGCCTGTCACGCCGGAGGCCGTGGGTTCGAGTCACATCGGCTCCGCCAGCAAGAAAGCAGTCTTCACGGCTGTTTACCTCTTAGCAGGGTTGAGAAGTACCAGTTCTCAGCCCTGCATTTTTTTGGTCGTTAGACCGGCCGTTGGTCCTTTCCTTTGATTTCCCTCCATGAAGCAATGAAAGGTAAGGCTTCAGGTCCCCGGCTCCATGCATGTACAGTTCCGTCGTGCTGGACTTTTGATGCCGGAGGACCTGTTGAATCACCTTGTTAGGTACTCCCTGCATCGCCAGGCCGGATGCCGTCAAGTGCCGCACTGCATGAAACCCGAAAGGTTGAACCTCTGCCTGTTCGCACAGCTCCCGGAGGAAGCCTCGGATCGTGTTTTCCGTAAACGCCTTGCAGTCGTTTCTTCCCCCATGCTGAATAAAGACATACTCGTTCACGGCCTCTTGCCGATGCTTGAGCAGTGTCTCATACAGGTTGTCCACCATGGGTAGCCAATCGGATTCAAGGCTTCTGCTCTGGCGCTTCCTGGTCTTCAGCCGGATTCGCCCTCCGGCGAAGTCAACGTCCTGCCAGGTCAACCGCCTCAGCTCTCCGATTCTCGCGCCGGTGTAGAACATCGCCAGCAAAAGCACCTTGGCTTGCCCTCGGGCTAAGTCCACCACTTTCCAGAAGTCGCCCTCGGGCGGGATATACCGCTCCTGGGGTTCGACCGGAAAAGTAGTGGCCTTGCGCTTCCGAAAAGGGTTCTCCGTCCCGGGGAAGCCGTCGAGGAACTCAGCTCCCCATTGCCAGGCAGCGGAGAGATTTTTTCGCTCCTTGTTCGCCGCATAGCCGGATCGCTTCTGGAACTGGTCCTGTAGGTGCTCAAGCGCCATGCCTGGGGTGATGCTGCCGACAGGGACATCTGGTCCGAATTTCTGCTTCAGCCGATGCATGACCTTCTTTTTCTCCGAAAAGGTCTTGCCGCTGTACTTGAAGCAGTAGTCCAGATACTTGTTCGCCCAATCAAGCAAGGAGACCATGACGGTTTTCTTCGGGGCTTCGATGGACAGGCCCTGTCTGAGCAGTCGTTTTGCATCCACTTCCCAGGCCAGAGCTTCTTCCCTGCTGCTGAGAAGCGGAGACCTCATCCTTCTGCCTCTGAATTTGACTTGCCCGTGCCACTGCCCTGTCCATTTGCCGTTCCGCTTGAACTTGCTCGGCATATCGACTCCTAATTGTTTCGCCGATCAGACTGTCAAAGAACACTGGCTTGGCCCGTGGGCTGGATTTGACCCCGCCGTACCTGCTTGGATTGCGCAAAACCTTGCTCACTGCAACCTCGAAAATGGCGGCCACTTCTTCCGGAGTCCTCCGGGGTCCAAGTGATTCGATGGTCAATTTTTCATTCATCCAAAGGCACCTCGATTTCTTCCGCCCTGGGGTTCCAGCCTTCTTCCTGCCGTACTTCGTTCGGGTCCAGGACCTTGTTCTTCAGTGCGATGTCATAGGCTTTCCAACGCTGTTCAGGATCGCCGCGCAGGAAGCCGGACAAGTCAATCTCAAGGAAATGGTCCCGCCGCTCGAAACTGGTGAATACCGTCCTCTTGAATTCCGCCTCGATCTTGCGAACCCAAGGCGTTAGGGTATGCGTGGCGAACCACCGGCCGGCCGTTTCACTATTCGTGAAACTTGAATGATCCCAGATACCTACAAGCGGCGGAGGGACCTGGAAAATGCGCGCCAGCTCTTCAGTACTGAATCTTCGGCTTTCCAAGAGTTCCGCATCTTCAGGATTGACTGACATGGATTGCCATTCCACACCTTCGGCAAGAACAAAAAATTTGCCTGTATTCGATGGCCCCGCCTTACTTTCAACAAGCTGATCTCGAATACTCTTCAACTGGAAATCATTTTCTACCCCCGGAACCCTAAAAATTCCCGAAGGCTGCATGGCGTTCCTGAGAAAAGCACTGGCGGTTTCATTGACATCAAAAGAGGATTGGATTGTTTTTGAAGTCCTGGAAAGCCGTGAACGGCCCACAAGGCCATCGTCTGAACGGTCTTTCAGGTGCAGGACCTCTCCCTGAAGCAGGCGTCTGGTCCGGCCCTGGCCGCCCAGCATTGTCTGTTCGTTCACGTCGTAGGCCAGCCGGCCGTTCGGAAGGAGAAGAACACTGCACCATTCCCAGGGAATCGGCTTCAGCTCCATTACACGGCCCGCGCCGTCAGTCACGATCTCGGCCAGGCCATTGCCCCTCAGAAGAGTCTGAGCAATCCACCATTCAACGAAATCCGGCCAGGATTGCCAGCGGTTTGGTCCGTTTTCGATCAACGCTGACAAGGGATGGTTTTCGGCCTCTTTGCGGGCCTTGCCTTCCCAACGGTAGACCACAGCGGGAAGGGAAGCGATGCTTGAGCTTATCGCCGCCACACAAGCAAAAACGGTCGAAAGGGATTCGGCTAGCTTGGCGTTCACGTTGCTGCCCGTGCCACTGTACGCGCTCAGATAGCTCCAGGAAGGGTCTTGCTGCCGTTCCTCGGCATGGACATCGTTTTTCCCCAATAAACGCCGCAGAAGGTTCATTCCACCGTCTCCAGATATCTTTTCGCAAGGGAGAGCTTCGGAGTCTGCCGCATGTGCGCCCTGGCCGTGACTGAGGTTTCCGGGTAGGCAGGCCAGGCGGAGACGACGGAGATTTCCCGCAGGTCGATCTTGACCAGCTCCCGCCGCTTCCCGGTCCAGCGCTCCCCGCCCTTGGGGACCAGGAAGCCGAAAGACATCCCGCCCAGGTCGCCACGCTCTGCCAAGGCCAGGACATCCCGGCCCGCCTGGGTATCAGGTACGTCCAGCTCGAATTTCAGGCCCCGGGCATCCTCTGCCAGCCTGAGGGTCCCGCTTCTGGTCCTGGCCAGGACCTTTGCGGGGTCATGATCCACCAGGGCAATGACATCCCCCTTGGCCAAGTTAGCGAAAGCGCCGGGCAAAATGGTCTCCTCGAAATCGGCTATCCGGGCCGTCTGGCCGAACGTGGCCGCGTAGCCCTCCAATTTTCTGCCCGTGGCCCGCATATCCGTTGCGTATCTTCGTTCCATGTTGACTCTCCGGCTGCTCATCAGTCCAGGCCCGCCACGGCCTGGAGACACTGCCTCGCGCAGTGTTTCGCAGGAGACAATGGACGAAATGCTATGAAGCGGCCGGATTGAAATCCAAGACCGCGCAGAAGCTCTCCGGATGTCTCACGGCCACGTCCATGGAGACGATGCCCCGGACCTGGACATTTCCCTTGGAGTAAGCAGCGCTTTCGTATGGGTTGACCAGTATTTCCAGCTCGCCCCAGTAGCCCAGAATCAGGTCAGCCCAGGCCCCGAAAATCAGGGCGTGATTGCTCCCGCCGCCCAGGGTCTTGGGGACCAGGTTGCTGGAGAGGAGTGGATAGCCGGCCAGCTCCCGGGGTCCGTCCATGAGGAAATCCGCGCTGACCGGTTCGGCCGGGCCTTCTTCGATGAGAACCGCCGTGGCTTTCGGGGTCGAACGCAGGCACTTTACCCAAGCCGGAGTCGTAACAAATCCTGTGCCCTCGGCGTTGTCGTTCTCCAGGCTTTCTATGACCTCCAGGACCTTGGCCCAGGTCGGGCCGCCAGACATGGACACCGTATTGATGCCTGACGTTCCCAGGATTCCCACTGGAGCCGGAGCGCCGCCGCTGGCGATTGCGCCGTTGTCGATGGCCTGAGACAAGGAAATGGAGAAGTCCTCGCGGGTCAGCTGCTCCAGCTCGGGCGAACTTTGGAGAAGCATGTTCCGGGACAATTCGATCAACAAGCCCACGTGCCGGGGCGTCATGCCTATGGCGTCAAATCCGGGATCGCCCGGGGTGATGTTGTCATTCTCCGCAAACCAGTAGGCCGTACCGCTCGCCTGCCGCTTGGGGATACTCAAGTTGCCCACCAGGCCCCGGAGCACTCGCGCCCCCATGCGGCCGGTGATGAGCTTGTTTCGCAGAATGTCGATGAACTGATCGCCCCTGAAGTCCACGGAGACGAGGTTTCCGCCCGCATGACCGCTGGGAAGCGCCGTGGTCACCACGCGTTTTTCAAAAATCGACATGGGGACAAGGAGCCCCTTGGCCTGCTGGCCGGATCTCCGGGCA